AAAACCTAAAACGGATAACTAAAATGAAAATATATGAAGTAGCAGATAAAGTAGAGAAAATGAAGAATAAACTTTATGACAAAGAGCAGGCATTAGAAACTGCTAGAAGCATAACCAAAGATATTAAATATGCAAATACTCATATGGAGATTATTAGTAAGTTGGGTACACTTGCAGAAGAACAAGGTTTAGTTTTAGACGAATACCAAGAAAGAAGAGTGTTTCAAGTGGCTAATAAATTAGAATCAGAAATTTACGAATTAGAAGAAGTGTTTAAAGATGCCATTAGAGATTTAAGAAACAAAATAGATGATATGGAAGAAGAATGAAATATTGGTATGACGAACAGTTAAGAAGGTACATACTTCAGTTTGTGAGAATATTTGCAAACTTTAAAGTTAAAGAAGGTGGTAAAGGAACACAAGATCCTTACTACAATCAAGTGCCTGTTAGATATGCCGATATGAACAGAATGGTTGCACATATACTTAGACAAAACTCTGAGAATATGATTAATAGCACACCATTTATTGCTTGTTCTATTCAGCAGTTAGCAATAGCAAGAGATAGAACACACGAGCCAAACTTTGTTGATAAGAAGCAAATAACTGAAAGAAAATTTGACAAAGAAACAAACAGTTACACTACGTTACCTGGTAATCAATATACTGTAGAAAGATATATGCCAGTACCGTATAATTTAACAATGCAAGTAGATATATGGACTCCTAACACTGACACCAAAATGCAGTTGTTAGAACAGATACTTGTATTGTTTAATCCAACAATTCAAATACAAGCAAATAATAATCCGTTAGATTGGACAAACATTGTTGAAGTCGAACTTATAGATTTACAATGGACCAGCAGAACACAGCCTGTTGGAGTAGATGAGCAGATTGATATTTCATCACTTACATTTACTTTACCTATTTGGTTAAATCCACCAGCAAAAGTTAAAAAACAAGAAATAGTAGAACAAATAGTTGCTGACATAAAACTTGTAGATAACTTACAAGAGTTAGGCTACGATGACGATGTATATGATTTCTTTGGCGATATAGAAAATGCCGCCAGTGTTATTGTAACACCAGGTAATTATAGAATCGGTGTGTCAGGAACAGACGTACAATTACTTTCACAGGACAGTTTATCAATTAAAAAATGGAATGAAGATTTGATAGATGCATATGGTAAACTTAGAGATAGTGTTAGTATTTTAAAATTAAGACAATCTAATGACCACGAAGACCATACACAAGACATAATAGGAACAGTTACAGCACATTCATCAGATGCAGACAAACTTACATTTACAATAGACCAAGACACATTACCAGCGACAACATTGAGTGACATAGCAAAAATTATTGATCCACAAGTAAATTATCCAGGAGACGGCACACTTTCTCCTGTGTTTGATGGGCAACGATATCTAATTACCGAAGAAATATCAGCATCAGGATATCCCAATTGGGGAGTAGATGCACAAGAAAATGATATAATTCAATACAGTCAGTCGTCGTCCAGTTGGGTAGTTGTATTCGATGCCAGTTCATATTCAGGTACGGTGCCTGTTATAAAGAACTTAAATACAAACAAACGTTATAAATTTGTGAGTAATCAATGGATATCCGTTTACGAAGGAGAGTACAACCCAGGGTTCTGGAAACTGGTGCTTTAGTAAAAATAGGCGCAGGAGCAGTTTTCATTTCAAAAAGCACAGGGCGATGCCTCTTACAGTTAAGAAATAATAGTAATAAAAGAAACAACAACACCTGGGGTCTGTGGGGTGGAATGGTTGACGAAAATGAAACACCATTAGAATGTTTACATAGAGAACTCACAGAAGAAATAGCAGAATATCCAGGCATACTTAAATTAAACCCTATAGATGTTTTTAGAAGCAAAGATAAAAAATTCATATATTACAGTTTTGCTTGTATAGTAGAAGACGAATTTATACCTACCCTCAATGAAGAAAGTGCAGGATACTGTTGGGTAGATATTGGTAAGTGGCCCAAGCCACTTCATTCAGAAGTTAAAAAAACATTAGACAAAAGCGGAACTGAAAAACTTAAACTTATATTGGAAATAAATGGATAACAACGATAAAATAATTTTAGTTAGTTTGCAAAGATCCGGAAGTACAAAATTATCTGTTGTATTAAATCATACACTTATGACCAAGTATCCGTTTTACTTTAACAATTCTTTTTTAAAACCTTTTTACGGAGGTGCTGATAAGTATGGTAGATTTGAATTGCCTACTCTTATACAAGTTCAAAAAGGTTTAGAATGGCTACATCCACAAAAGATGACTAGCAAATTTACTTACACAATCAAAGGAGATTATGTTGATGTAAGGTATGGAGATGAAACAAATTCCGGATTGGCTGAATTACCTACAAGATGTGAGTTCTTAAAGTACTTTGCGATAAATAATATGCACCAACATTACAAGCATATAGTGTCTGGATTTCAAGATAGAGAGACACTATTAGAATTCAAGCAACAAGGCTATAGATTAATTGGTACCTACAGACAAAATAAATGGCATCAATTTTTAAGTTATAATATAGCAAAACACTCAAAATTTATATATTACAAAAACGAAGAGTTACACGAAGTACAAAAACAAATAAGGCTCACAGAAGATGACATAGTGTACTTTAAAGAACATTTAGATAAGTACGATAGTATAAAGGATATACTAGATGAAGAAATTACTTATGAAGAGATTACAACCGACATCGACAAGGTGTCCCACACACTAAACACAGACTTAATCGAGGACGATGATTTTATAGCAAGTCAAAAAATCAATTCCGTATCTAGAAGTAATTTGTTTGCAAACATAGATGAAGCAAAGGAGTTATTCGATTGGCAGGTAAAATATTAGACTTTAAACTGATTAGGTTTAAAGAAAGTTTAGAAAAGTTTAACAAAACAAATGTTATACCAGACGAATACCTTACGGGTATTTTAAATATAGAAAACTTAAAAGAGCATTACTACGCAGACTTGTCTGATGGTTATAAAAAAATATTTGCTAATTTGCAAAGAAAACTTACAGGTAAATTGAGAAAAGATAAACATAATTTACACGAAACATTTTCTGAAGAGTATGCAAACTTAATGCAAAATTTAAGAACTAGAAAGGATATATTTGTATTTCCTTCTCTTATGAAAAAATACAGAAAAGATATAAATCCAGCAAGAGCATTGTATTTTGAAATATCAAATCTAATGTTACACTTTAATAGTGATGACGAAAGACATATTTGGTTACTAGGATTGTTTAAAGAAAATACTTGGCGTCAAGAACTTATTCATAGTTGCTTACTAGACGTACAAAATATTGACAACTTAATTTCTAAATACTTTCATCATATGAAAAAAGAAGGTAACGTAAGTCTAGAGATGTTACATATTATAGAAATACGCAAGGACTTAAAAACTTATGTTGGAGTGTTCGATGACTTCGCACAATTTGATTACGGTGACTAATTACTTGTAAAGTTTACGTTGTTCGCCGTCGAATAAAGGAGTATACATTCTAACAGGAATCTCTTTACCTTTCACTTTAATTTCACCTAAATTACCAAATGATAAATTTGGACATTGCAAATAAGTAAACTCAGAAACAATAATTGGAACATCTTCCGCTCTTGTCTGTGCTTCTAATCTAGCACCTAAGTTTACAGCATCGCCTACAACACTATAATCCATTCTTGCTTCACTGCCCATATTACCTACAATGCAAGGACCTGTGTTTACACCTGTGCCAAATTTTACTCTAGGTAACCCACGTTCTTCCATTTCCTTTTCTAATTCGTCACCTAGCAATTCGATTTCTATTGCAGTCTTAACTGCCATCTCGGCGTGGTTATCACACGGTATTGGCGCATTCCAAAATGCCATTATACAATCACCCATATACTTGTCTATGGTTCCGCCGTTGGCTAGTACAATTTTTGTCATCTTGTCTAAGAATTCATTTATGAGTTCTACTAATCCTTCTGGGTCATCTTCCTTCATATATTTTTCTGATATAGGAGTAAAGCCTACTATGTCAGCAAACATAAAACTCATCTCTTTCCTGTCGCCACCTAGTGTCATTAAACTGGGATCTTTTACAATCATATCTACATACTCGGGAGATATATAGTTTCCAAACTGTCCTTTGATTTGTTGTCTCAATTTAAACTGTTCATAGAAATTATTAAATGCTGATTGTGTGAATATTAAAAATGAACTTAAAACTGGAAATGTTGCATCAAGTAATACTAAACTGCTGGTATATCTATACACACTAAAGTATGCTATTGCACTCATTAAAATTAAAGACATAGGAGCACTTGCCCATATAGGTGCTCTCTTAACCACTAGTGTGATTAAAATCATACTCATTAAAGCAACTAAGACTTCATATAACGCACTCAATTGACTTCTTTGTATATTTGATCCATCGATAAAATTCTGTAGCATAGCGGCTTGTATCTGTTGCGGATATAAATTTCCACGTGGAGTTGGAACAGGATTAGCAATACCCTCTGCTGTTACTCCTACAATTACCCATTTGCCCATTAAGTCAGGTATGCTTTCTGCACCTTCGTATTCTATTTCCTGGAAGTCATTGTTAAAACGTATGTAAGCAGTACCATCGGGTTTTGTTACTATAGGATCAAAAGGTGGAACAGCAACTTCTTGTATTCCTATTTCTGATGTTTTAATAATGTAACTGGGTTTGCCCGTGTGTACTCTCAACATTTCAACTGCAAAACTAGGATATATTTTATCCCCTACAGTAATAGCAAGTGGGTATGTTCTTGTTTGATTGTCTGGTTGTGGTGCTGATGCATTTACTCCTTTACCGTTACTTGCTGATTCTAACTTGTCTACATTAGTAACCAAGTTGGGCCAAGTAAGCAAATAATCTTTTGCAGGAACTGGGCCTATTGTGCCTGTGCCTATATGTGGACCTGTAGACTTTATACCTTTAACACTTGGTGTTTGGCTTAATACATTATAGTTTACAGGATTCTTTCTTGCACCAGGAACATTCATCACGTTCTGATTCATCATACCTGCAAAACTTTCATCTCCCTGAAACCTATCTGCTTCTGGAAACATTATTGTCCAACCCATAACACCGCCATTCTTCATAGCAACGTCTACTACCATTTGAGCATAGTATTGTCTAGGGAAAGGATACTGTCCGTATTTTGCTAAACTTTTTTCGCCAATATTAATTAATACAACATTGTCGCTTTGTTTGATTTCGTCTAATTGTTGGTAACTGTCAAAAACTTGACTTCGAAAACTTTGTAATGATGTGGGATCTATTATTCTTAAACCAAGCAATAATACAATTGATACTGCAACTGCATAACCACTATATAACCATTTCATATTAATATTTATTGACTTAACCTGCAAATGCACGTTCTAGCATAAAGTCTCCATTCTCTCCTGTATTGCCTTCTTCCCATTCTAAGTCTGAAAAATATTCCCTGCATTCTTTGTTCATTTCAGGTGAGCCACAAGCCATTACTACATCTAGGTCTTTTCTAAATGTTCGTTCTAATGTAGGTTCAATATAATCCCAAAATCTTCCTGGTCTCTCAAATTCTTCTCTGGTTACAGTTGAAATATATCTAAATTTAAAAGCATTTTGTAATAATGCTAACTGAGGATTATATGCTAGTTCGTTTATGTTCCTTACTGTGTGAAACAAGTAAACGTTTTTAAATTTATTATAAGTTTCTATATCGTGTGCAATACTCATAAAAGGTGCAAGTCCAGTACCTGTGCTGAGCATTATTAAGTTAGGCTTTGCGTGTACATAATCTATACATAAACTGCCTGTTGTTTTAGGATTAACTATTACTTCGTCTCCAATCTTTAAATGCTGTAAACGACTTGTAAGAGGTCCGTCTTGAACTTTAATACTGAGAAACTCCAAGTGTTCATCATAATTAGTACTTACAATACTGTATGCTCTTAATATAGGCCTTGGTTCAACATCTAATCCAATCATAGCAAACTCGCCATTTTTAAATCTAAATGTGCTACTTCTTGTGGTTTTAAAACTGAATAATCTATCCGAATAATGAATTACTTCTGTGACTATTTCTTTATTCATAATGGTATTTAATATCTTAGTGTAAGATTGCAGAAAAGCCTGGCAAATTGTTACCTGCCATATGACTTGGTGCGTGGTATTGAAATTCGTAATCTAAACTTGAAAAAGGTTTTCTGCTAACAATAATCTTTCCATCTGCTGTAATATCTATTTTTGCCAACTCGGCTCTAGCATTTTGTAAGATGTTTTTAATCATATTGTTATATTTGTCTTTCTTGTCTACTGTTTTTGCATCTGCTAAAAATCCTGTTCCCAATATATAGGTCATAATATTTGCACCTGCTGTGCCTTTACTGGCGTCCCAACTAGGCTTTCCTGCCTGTTTGGCTTTGGGTTTAATTTCTGTAAGTCCCATATAAAATTTATGGTCTGCTGGCATTCCTCTAGGCTTGTAATTTTCTGCTTCGTCATCATTGCCCGACATACTTATAGGATATACTGCTTTTAAAAAGTCCGAGTATTCATTAAACGTTTCGGAATATTCTACTAAATCTGCAAATGTAAATGTATCTTTGCCTATCACTAACGACATTGATTTATGTTCTGGTGTATCTGCTTTTTCACTACCTGCAATAATTTTATCAACATTTCTTCCTTCTGTGTCAACGAATGCTCTAAAGAATTGATGTACTTTTTCGTCATCGGCATCCATTTCAATAGTACCTGCTTCTGCTTCATCTCTGAATTTATCCATATAGCCTTTGATTGCTTTAAAACTTGTACCGCTACCACTTGCACTTTTAACACTCACAGGCATACCTGCTATAATTACATCTGCTAACATTTCATTGCCTGGAGGGAAGTCTATGCTTTCTGAATCTGTTGCTAACATAAGAGGCGTAAGTATCTCTCCAAAATCGACACCTGTTTGTCTAACATCATTAGGATCTATTAATTCCATAACATTAGCATCAACTTCTGTTTTTTCTTCTAATGCTACTTCTACCAACTGCAATAAAAACTCTAACAATGCTTCGTCTTGTATTAATGTTGGAAGATTTTGTTTTAGATAATTACCTAACTCTTTTTTGTTTAAACTTTTACCTGCTAGTCCTAAGTTTTTCGGTGTAAGTGATTTTATACCAACTTTAGAATTTTGTCTAAGAGCAACAAGTCCAATAAGTTCTTGTCCTGCTAAATCTAAATCTTCAAAGTCTACAGGGAAAGTTATTTTAAATGATTGAGAATACATACCACTTAATGCTGGTGCATCATCAAAATCTATACCAATGCCTTTTTCAGTAAACAATCTTACAATTTCTTCTGCATTGTTATTGATTCTGATGTGTCTTATTTTACTAACCCTTGCAACTGATGGTGCTCTTGCTTCTAACCCTAGTTGCACAAATAAAGTCTGTGCTTTATTATAGACTTTGGTCTCAGATGTTGCCGCTTCTTGTACTAGTTCATCAAATTGCATAAGTGTATTTATCGTTTATTACAAGTGTCTTTGGCTTGATTAAGTAACCTAAAGTTATTTGCAACAACTACTGAGTATACCATATTAGTGTCATTAAGTTCGTTAGGTGTGACTTCTTTCCAGTAATCGTTGTATACTAAGCCAGGTACCAGTAAAAGTGTTTTTGTAAGTACCAATCTAGCATCACTAGGCGATTCTGTAAACAACGGATTTATTTCTGTTACACAATCGTACTTTAATGCTCGTGATGTTGAATAAACATCTAATAACTGAAACGTCCAAAATGCTATCCATTGTCCATTAGTAGCACGTGGAGTCATATCAAACTTTGGTACTATAGGTGACAGTGGTTTACATTCAATTGGATTATTATCGCAGTAAAAAGGATCTAGTGGGGGATTATAGGAAAGGTCTAAAACAATTTCCTCTGCTGTTAAAAACAGAGGAAATGTTATTGTTATGATAAAAAGTAATTTATTCACATTCATCAGGCTTCTTGGAGCAATATTCTTTTACGGCTTCTTCCAAAAGTTTATCTTTCAATAACTCTTTTAGAACTTTATTTTGCAGTAAAAGTTCTTTAATATCCTCGTCTGTCACCTGCTCACTCTCTTTCGAGGTGATGTCTTTATCTTCCTTTTTGTCTTTAGTAGAACTATCTCCGTTAAAAACAAAAGGCTTAAAGAATGAGCGTCTTACTTTTTTGGCTCTTCTTTAGGTTCTTCTTTGTCGTCTTGTAAAGCATCAGTTTGATTATCAATTTCTGCTTGTACTGTTTCGACTAATCCAGCACCAGTACTAGCCGCAGTTTGGACTAAGCCAACACCTACTTCTGCACCAGTTTGAACAATGCTACCAACGTCATTTGCTACAGATCCAACAATACCACTAGCGGTACCTGTTACTGTGTCAATTGTGTTTGTTGCAAGTTCTTGCCCGCCGTCGATTACAGTACCTACTGTAGCACAACCTTGAGCAAAGATTACAAAGAAAATACCAAAGAACGCATTTTTCAATCCTTTCATATTTTTTCTCCTTATATATAAGTTGTAATATGCCAACTGCTATATTACAATATTATTTATCAACTGTTTTAAAATCCTAACATAGATTGTCGTGGATTATTAAAAACACTATTTTCATCGTTATATATTAATTCTAATGTTAAAATGTTTTTTGTGTGTTCACTGTCTGCAGAGTCTATTAGTTTTAGTAATGTCTTTCTATTACTGTCTTCTATTGTGTACATCAAATCACAATACACAAATAATAGATATAACATACCAGGCGCACACACAATAGTAATAGCAATGTCAGGATACAACCAAGCCAATGCTACATAATGAACACTTGCAATAGCAATAGCATACATTCTCAAACTGTTTGTGTAATTAGTAACGTGGGTCATAATCCAGATAATCTATAAATGGGTCGTAATCGTTTAGGTAATAGAATGGTGTCATATGTATATCTACATCAAATATTGGTAGTCCTTTTTTGTAAGGAAAGTCGATACCTTCCTGTTTGCAATAATTATACACCATTGCATATATCATTGTTACATATAAGGCTGGTACACCTACCACAAAAAGTATAAAGGCTATAAATGGGAAGAGTATACCAAGTGCAATTATATGTAAAACCACAAAGGAAAGAAAATAAATCTTGAGACTGTTTGTGTAATTAGTTACTTGCATTAGGCTTGTTTAGTTCTTCTTTAATTAAAAACCTAACGTATTCGTCTGCATTGGTTAAATTATAATCAGACACTATTGCAAACAGTAGTGTTAAAAACACAAATGTCATTATAACGGATAGATATATGTTTATGCCGGCTGTTATCTTCAGCCATTTTATCATATGTTTCATAACTTTTAAAATTATAGCAAGAATATGCTATAATGTCAACCGACTAGTTGTTTTGGTTTACTGTAACTGAGCAACCACCTGAGTTATTACAAATACCTGTAAGTGAGTATGTTGCTGTTGCTGATGAAACATTCTGTGATAAATCAAATGTATAAGCACCTGTACCAAATGTTAAATCAACTGCCGCTGATGCATAATTTGTTCCACGTTGATTTATATCAATATTATGTCCATCTCCGTCTAAAACTATGTCTGCCCATTTTTTACCACCACTGCCTTTTTGGTCTAAAATTACATCATTGTAATCGCCTGTGATTTCTATAAAGCCGTCGTGTCCTGCTTTGCCTCTTTGTCTGTGCCAAACATCATTGTAGTCACCATCGATTATATGTGCCAAGTGATGACTGTCTCCACTACCATTGCCTCGGTTAGTGTCTGTTTGGAAACTGGAAAACTCATTGTAGTCACCGGTTACTGTCCAATATGCTTCGTGGGAGCCTGTTTCATCTACGTCAATAGTTCCGTCCGAGTGCATACCTTGTAGTACAAGTCCTGTATTATTTGTTCCAT